TTGGAGTATCTTATAGTACTAAACTAAATTTAGAGTATACTAATGATGGGGGAATAAGTTGGAATAGTCTAGCTCAAAATTGGATGCAACCAAATGCTTATGAGATATGGCTTCATCCAACTATTGACTTCGCTCTAAATATTACTGATACTGCTCAACAAAAAGTGAGATTGACATTTGATAGTGATAGTCAATCAGTTTACTTTTTGAACTCTGATCTTGGAAATGGTCCTAATTATACAAATGATCCTCCTAGATCTACAATAACTTTTGAAAAAGTAATTCAATCATAACAAAATGGCAATAAATTTCCCAACTAGTCCTGGTATAGACGATACACATTCTGCTTCTGGTAAGACATGGAAGTATGATGGAACAAGTTGGAATCTTGTTATTGCTTCAACCTCAGTTGGTGATGCAGGAGCAAAAGGGCAAAAAGGTGAAAAGGCTGATGATTCTCCACAAGAATTTGATATGTGGTGGTTGGCAGTAGTATCAAGTGTAACACAAAACGGTGCTGTATATAATAATGAAGTTATTGGTGATGGTAATACTCGTACTGGTAATATGGGTAGAGTAACTAGTACTGGATTTGCAAAATCTGGTGCTGGAATGAGTGAGAATAATGGTGTATTTAATTTTCCTACTACTGGGCAGTGGAGTGTTAAATCAGAAGTATTTGGATATGGAAGATTATCTTCACAAGATTCTACTGATTTTACTGTTAGAATAAATTATTCATCTGATGGTGGATCAAATTGGACTGATGTTTCAGAAGCACATACCACCTTCACCAGTTCAAGTAATTCATATCCAAAATTAGGTCATAGTACTCAAGAATATATTTTTAATATTACTGATACTGCACAGCAGCAAGTTAGGTTTATAATTACTAGTGATAATTCTATGCAGATTGATTATCCTTCTGGACAACCAAGTAGGTTTATATTCCATAAACTGGAAGGAATGATTGGTGATAAAGGTCAAGGAGGAGATAAAGGTACTAAAGGTGAGGTTGGTGTAGGTACTAAAGGTGAGATTGGTGCTGGCGAAAAAGGTGTTAAAGGAGAAAAGGGAGATCAATCAACTGTACCTGGAGCAAAAGGAGATACTGGAGATAAGGGAGAACCTTCTACAGTTCCAGGAGCAAAGGGAGATAAAGGTGAAGTAAATGATAAGGGAGATAAAGGTACTAAAGGTGATACTGGATCTAGTGCTGCATCTGCATCATTTACTAACCTTAATGTAACTGGTATATCTACATTAGGTGATACTGGGATTGGTCATACTGTTGGTATAGGATCTACTGCTTACTTTGGTGATGGTGGATTACATCTTCAGGGAGTATTAACAGGTAGAACATCTGGTAATAAAATTAGGATTAACAGTCATATAATTCCTGAAGCAAATGCACAATATGATTTGGGTAATGCTGAGTATAAGATTAGGCATTTGTTCTTATCAGACAACAGTCTAAAGTTTGGTGATGCGGAGAAATCTTTAAGTGTTAGTGGAACTGGTCAAATACAGTTTGATGGTAAGGATCTTTTACAGAATGTAGTTATTAATAGTCTTGATAATAATCAAACAATAAGTTGGAATGGTACTAATTGGGTTAACTCAACACCTGCTGGAAATCCAGGTGGATCTGCTAACCAACTCCAATACAATGATGGAAGTGGTTTTGCTGGTTCTAATTTAAAGTATAGTGCTAATTTGGATGGTTCATTAGAATGGACAAATGCTAGTGGTACACCAGGTGCAAGAATATCTTGTTACCATAGTAATATTAGTGGAGGAGATAATTCGATAATCTTCTATGCTGGTGGTGGACTATTAGGAACCCTCAATATGAGGATATTTAATAATAGTGTTACTGTATATGGTTCTCTTACCAAGGGTAGTGGATCATTTAGAATACCTCATCCTCTTGCTGGTCTTTCAACAACAAAAGATTTAGTACACTCATTCATTGAAGGACCACAATGCGATAACATTTACCGTGGTAAGATTGATTTGGTAGGTGGTACTGCCACAGTTAATCTTGATACTAAATCTGATATGACTGCTGGAACCTTTGTGGCATTAAATAGAGATGTACAATGTTTCACAACTAATGAATCAGGATGGACTGCTGTTAAGGGGTCTGTTTCTGGAAATACATTAACAATTACTGCACAAGATAATAGTTGTACTGATACTATTTCTTGGATGGTAATCGGTGAACGCCAAGATGATAATATTAAATCAAGTAGTCTTACCGATGCTACTGGTAAGTTAATTATGGAACCTAATCAAATCCCACTTCCTCCTACAAGTTAATGGCAATAAATTTTCCTAATAATCCTAATATAAATGATGTTCATGCTTCCTCTGGTCAGTCTTGGAAATGGGATGGATCTACTTGGAAATCTACTGGTAATACTGGGGATATTGGAATAGCAGGTATTAATACTGAAGGAACATCTGGGTTTAATAATATCAAGGTAGCTGGTGTTTCTACATTTTCTGGTGCTTCCTTATTCAGTTCTGGTGTAACCATTAATGGTCTTGGTGACTTTGCAGCATCAACTTTCAATAATATTAGACTGGCTTTTAGTGGTGATAATGAAATTGATACATCTACTGGTAATTTAACGATTGATTCTGCTGGTGGAACAGTTGTAGTTGATGATAATTTAACGGTAAGTGGTGCTATTAATGCTGTTGGTATTGTAACTGCTAATGCATTTGTTGGAGATGGATCTAACTTAACCAATCTTCCTAGTGCTCAAGGATCATCTACTGTTGGCGGTGCTACTTTCAATGCTGCTGCAGGACAAACAGATGTAATAGACACTCTTGCTACAAGTAATTTGACTGTAGATTATAATTTGTATTTTAGTCATGCTCTTGGTAAACAGTCACAACAAGTTACAATATTGAATGATGCAAGCACTGGTAATTCTCATATTCAACAATCTGGGATAACTTTTAATAATCATCTTCTTGTTTCTGTTGGATCATCTATTGTTGGTGGTAACATAACTCTAAATGCCATACCAGAAACTGGAGTTACTGGAACAATAACTTATAAATTTCTTAGAACGGAGGTATCATGATTAGTACAACATTAGATTCAAATACTGGAAGAGTTCTTGTTGTATATCCTGATACTCAACAAGCATATACTGTATGTGTAAAGGACGCTGTAGATTGGAAAGAGATTCATGATTATATAATTGATGAAAATAATATAGACGATATACCAAATAGAAAGATTGATTGTACTTCAGAGATGAAGTGTTCTCCAAAGAGAAGTGTATATGAAATGTCTCCTGCAGAAGCAGATGTACTAAAGAATCATCCTAAAGTTGACTGGGTTCTGAGATCTCATTTATATAATCAGTATGAGATAGAGCAGAGAAAATATGATCAGGAGTTTGATAGTCATATAACCACTGATAGATTTAAGTATCCTGTTAGAAATAGGAGAGATTCTTCTAGTGGTGGAGGTAATCCAGGTGCAGTTTTAGATTTTACTCAGTGGGGATTATGGAGACATTCAAGTAAATTTAATGTTTTTGGTCCTAATCCAGAGGTTCCAGTTGAAGTGCATTATACTTTGACTGGAAAGAATGTTGATGTCGTTATTATGGATACTGGTGTTAGATGGGATCATCCAGAGTTTTTAAAACCAGGAATCACATCTGTTCCTGATCCTACTGCTTGTGAAGATTATACTAGAGTAAGAGATATATTAATTCACGGTGCTTCTGAGTATAATATTAATTGGGCTTCTGAAGGTTTGATTGCACCTGGAACTTCATCATTAGCAAATTATAAAGTTCAATCTGCTTTAATGATGGAAAAGGGATATCCTAGTTATCCTTATAGTATAAGTTATCATGGTAGTCATGTTGCTGGAACTGCTGCTGGAAATCAATTCGGACACGCTTTTGAAGGAAACATATGGACTATCGCTTGTGTTGATAGAAGTGATTGTGGATGGTCAAATCCTTCTGATGGATTTGATTATATAAAAGTTTGGCATAAGAATAAACCAATAAATCCAGAAACTGGTAGAAGAAATCCTACTGTAGTTAATGGTAGTTGGGGATTTAGACAATTCTTCACTGCAGCAAATAATTATACTGCAACTGAAAGAGGACAAACTTTCCCTAAAGCATCAATGTCTTCAACTGCTTGTCCATCTGTTTATTGGATGTCCACTTGGGGACCATACAAACAGTTTACTTCTGTGCAAACATATGGTCAATCAGAAGCCGATGAAGTATTTGCAGATCCTGATTGCAAAGATATTGTATGGTGCTTTGCTGCAGGTAATTCTGATGATAAACAAGAGATACCTGTAGGTAGGGATTATAATAATACAATAGACAGTGGTACTTTTGTGTATGAAGAAGGGTATAGTAGATATTATAATAGAAGCGGAACACCTGCATTTAGTCATCAAGATAAAGAAGATGCTGCAATTGTTGTTGGATCTATAGATGTTACTACCCAAGGTGGAACTGATCAAGAAAGAACATCTAGTTTTAGTAATAGAGGACCTGCTATTGATGTTTGGGCTGGTGGATCTAATATTCTTAGTCCTTATGATACTGGATATGCTGATCCAAGAAACACTAGTTTTTTCAATTATGCTATAAGTGGAACTAGTATGGCAACACCACAAGTGTGTGGTGTGATGGCATTGTATTTGGAAGCTAATCCAGGTGCTACAAGAGCACAGGCAAGAAAGTGGTTACATGATCATGGTTCTTTAGAAATGCCAGAGGCTGCTTTTTATGATCCATATCAAAGTAACAGTGCAACTGATTCATCCTACTGGGGTAACACTTATAGTTTGAAGAGTTCTCGTCGTAGGATTTTATATAACCCATATGCTAATAATGGTGAAGCATCATTAAGTTCCTAAATCTAAATAAGTAAAAATAACAATGGCAGAAAAAGGTTTCGGTGTAAAGAAAATTAGTTTTGTTCAACCTTCTGGTAGTCCAACACTTACAAGTCCTAATAACATAAATTTAAATGCTGTAAATGTTGCTATTAGTACTGATGTATCAATTGGTGCAACCTGTACTGCCTATGAGTTTAGTGGTGCTATTGCTGGTTGGGAAATTGGTAATGATGGATCGGATCATTATAGTTTTAAAGGACCTGGATTCGATGGTGGAACTAGATTCGATCCTGATATACATCTTGTGAGAGGGCAGAGATATATTTTTCATAATAGATCTTCAGGTCATCCGTTTAGAATTCAAAGTACTATTAATGGATCTGCAGGTACACAATATAATACTGGTGTAACTAATAACGATGGTTCTGCACCAACAGACATTGTATTTGATGTTCCACAGGATGCACCTAATATTTTATTCTATCAATGCACTGCTCATCCTGCTATGGGTGGTAGATTTATTATTGCAGAATCATATTCTTTAGTTGATCAACCTACTTCTAGTCCTAGAACTTTAACTGCTTCTGATGCAGGAACTATAGTTCTGATGCCTTCAACATTTAGTACTTGTGCTATAGATCTTCCAGTA